GGAGGTTGGCGTTCATTCCGTTTGGATTCGGTCAAGCAAGTTCTAAGTGAATAAACCTCTGTTTATGGCCGTTGTTCTATCAACGGCATTTTGGTTAGTGTTGAAGACTGTGGCGTTTCTATTATATGGAATAATAGTGCAATAAAGGAAAATCAAATGTCAGCAGATAATGGAATATATGTGTTACTAACGGAATCCGAAAGGGGACCAGAATATCGTGTTGCCCACACCTTTGCCATCGATAATATCTATGGTGAATGGGATTCTGAAACAGGAAAGTATGTAGGTAATATTGATGCCATCCTTGATACCTTTCAGCAAGTTCCTGTATTCTACACCATAAATGAGGCACTTGACTTTGCCGAGGAATTAGAAAACGAAGTTGGATACACGGAAGATGGCGTTTGTGTAATTTCTGACTTTAAATCAATGGGAAATATCTTTGTCTGAGGAGAAGAAAGTGAAAACTCGTCCTAAGTTTGCGGATGAAAAGTATCTTGGTTCAGAACCAACTGTTACGGAGGACTCCACACAGGCTGAGTTGGCTGTTGCTTATAACTGGTTTAACTATTTCTACACAAGTGATGATGCTAAGGCATTCACCATATCCTATCTAAAGAGTATTAACTATGACAAAGAAATCATCCGACGAATATCTCACATTAAGTCTGTGGAGCTCCACTCTATTGGATGGAACTGTCGGCTCCTCCACACCGGGTCATCCCTACCTGACGGAATCTGGCAATCTATTGAGCAGCGAATTGTGGACTTGGCCAGCGAGGTGCTGGTCAATTCGGAGGTTGAAGAAGATCAACCGCAAAAGGTTGTGGTCTCCATACAAGACCGCATTGCTAGCCGTGCATCGGACCTCATCGGAGAACTAGAAGGTGAGTTAGACGTTTTCTATAAAGAAGGAGTAATCCAGTTTGACGTTAAGAAGTGGGCCCTTGAGAAGACAATTAAACCGCCAGTGGCGAAGAGGATTACAGACCACTTCCGACCGCAATATGAAGAAATCATCGAGGCACTCAAAGGCGAAGATGAAGAATTGGTGGAGGCATATAGTCATTGGCGTAAGCCAGTTCTTAAAATCATGGCCCTTTTCATCAAAAAAATCATAAACCATCTTGATGAAACATCAGCAGCACAAGTCTCCGTCCGCAAGCCACGTAAGAAAAAAGAGAAACCAGCACACGTATTGGTATCTAAACTAAAGTATAAGGTTGAAGATAAAGACCTAAATATCAAGAGTGTGCAATCCAAGGATATTATTAATGCGCAACAACTTTGGGTCTACAATACTAAGTATCGTAATCTTTCTGTGTATAATGCCTTGGGTCCTAGCGGCCTTTCTGTCAGAGGGACTACGATCATCGGATATGATCAAGATACTAGTATCACCAAAAAACTCCGAAAACCAGAACAAGTAATCCCTCAAGTGTTAAACGAGGGCAAGGTTGGTTTGCGTAAGATTATGAGTGTTATTAAGACCACAGAAACCAAGGCCAATGGCCGCTGTAACGAGGAATGTATCCTTCTAAGGGTGATTAGATGAAGAGAATAAATCCTGTATTTCCATCCGACCTTGATCCAGAGTTTAGGTTTGCGGTGTATGATACAGAAACTTGGAGAGAACTAGCATCAGGCAAAAGGTCAGTTTACCTTAAAGGTAAATCACAGGTCGTTTATAGAGATGATAATGATAATCCTATGAACGACCTTTTTGAGGAATACAAAGGTAAAAATGTAAGGCGAGTGTGGGCGCTAACCGAATATGATGTTACGGTCCATGATGACTATACCCATGATAAGATGGAAAAGATTATCATAATAAACGGCCAGAACATTCAATGGAACACCGACCGCAATATTACAAATCCAATGCATATACAGCCTGTTTGTACCGTTTATGAAAATGGAAATAGGCATATGTGTATGGGTGTAAACATAAATGGTCCGAGTGTATGTATTTACAACCCAGACCGACATACAATGGGTATGTCTATTTGGATGGAAACTAACGCAGAACTGGAACTAATAAGATGAGTAAAGGTATTCCAACAGGTGGGTTAGCATATAAAACTATGATTAAGGTCGAAGACCATGACATGATACAAAAGTTGGCCTATCTTTATTGGTATGAACATGTATGTAAAGATGGTTGGAGTAAAGACCAACATGAAGGTTTATATGAGCGAACAAAGAGTGAGGTAATGAAATATGGTCTCAACTATTCTAAAGACGACGGAAATTGATATAATCTGGTTCACAATCTACTTTGGTATGTTTGTAGGATTCTTTGCTATGATTTTAGTTCTATATGGAACATACCTAGACTTAAAGAGCAAGGATAAGTAAATGACCGATAAAGTTATTGAGTTCCCAAAACACAAAGTTGTTCGTGATGTACCAGGAGAAGTTTTAGAAGAAAGAGCAAGACGAGCCGATATGAAAATGGCAGATGCCATCGTAAGTGATATCACGGCAATGATTTTAACTGAACTTGATAACTTTTATGTGAGTGTTGAAGACGAGTCCTTTACAAAGGACCTTGTCCTTGTTGTTGATGCCTTAAAGGCTACAGTATATCGCCAGTTTGGTTTTGAGCACCATCTCCATCCTTTTATTGAGGAAAATGTAACCATAATTTCCAAGAAAGATGCTAAGGCAATGGAAAACATGGATGATGAACAAATCCAAAAGATGATTGAGGATTTATTGAACGCAAAAGAAAAACTTGACAAAGAAGAGGAAGAATGATATGGTAGACATAATCGACCCTAATACCCTTAAAGGTAAGGATCGTCCACTATACGTAAAGAAGGTATTAATGGACCTTGGTTGGAAAGATTTCCAAGCTGCTGCTATGGTCGGTCAGTTTATGCAGGAATCCTATACAGACCTTCGTTGTAATGTATGGGGCGACCATCATACGGCATTTGGTATTGCTCAATGGCGAGGACAACGCCTTGCTGATTTGGAACACTTTGCCAATAATCTAGACAAACCTATTGGTGACCTTGATACACAGGCCCGTTTCGTAAACTGGGAACTATTGATGGGTTCTGAAATACCAGTTGGTAAGGCACTAAAGGCAACAACAAACATTGATGATGCCTTAAAGGTTGCTATTGGATATGAGCGTCCACACGGTTACACAAAAGACCATCCAGAAAACGGCAGCGGTTTTGCCAACAGATGTGAATATGCTAAATCCCTAATGTAAGGAAAGAAAATGTCTTATATCATGGTGGATCTCAATCAGGTCCTCATTTCAAACTTGATGCAACATCTAAAACAAATAAGTAAATCACATGAGATGAATGAGGACCTTATTCGTCATATGTCTATCAATACAATAAGGTCAAATGTAAGACAGTTCAAATCAAAGTATCCTAATGTAATCCTTTGTTGCGACTCCAAGAAGTATTGGCGCCGTGAGTTCTTTCCATTCTATAAGAGCCAGCGCAAGCACGACCGCGAGGCCAGTGGTTTAGACTGGCACCTTATCTTTGATACTCTAAACAAAATCCGTGATGAGTTTAAAGAGAGTTTCCCTTACAAAGTATTGGATGTAGAAGGTGCCGAGGCGGATGATATCATTGCTGTCCTTACTGCTAGATTGTCGTCGAGCAGCAACATTCTCATTTTGTCGTCGGACAAAGACTTTGGGCAACTTCAAAAGTATCCTAATGTAACCCAGTATTCTCCTATTCTAAAGCGGTTCATTAAGATTGATAACCCTACCACATTCATCCGTGAACACATTCTTAAAGGTGACCGTGGTGATGGCATTCCTAACTTTCTATCACCAGACAATACCTTTGCGGCAGGCGAACGTCAAAAGGTCATAAATAGTAAACGACTTCAGGAATGGATTAGTCAGGATGCCGAAACTTTCTGCACTACGGATATTATGCTACGTGGTTATAAACGTAATCAAACTTTGGTTGATTTTGACTATATACCAGGAGACATTCAAACCAGTATTGTCGCAGCATTTGAAAATACCAAAGTGGCGACGAAAGAGAAAATGTTGAACTACTTTATAGATAAGGGCCTCAAAGTAATGATTGAGTCCGTTTCAGATTTTTGAGGAA